GAGATTCTTTCTGTGCTGTTGCCACATGGGGATAAATTGTTGCATCATGTTCTACCGCTTCTATTCTCACTGTGCTGTCTGTTTGCAGTGTCATCGCAACCACTCTAAATGTTTGTTGGTCAAGATTTAAGATTGTGTCTGTGACTCTGATTATGTCTCCCACTTCAACATTCATTAATTCTTGTGTGGCACTAAATGCTATCTGTCGTTGTGCCCTTGATTTTTTGTAAATTAATCTAGCAAAATCTTTTGCAATACCTCTGTTGGTTAATGTGTCAAATGTAAATTCACCTGTGAGTGTTTCATTCTCGTCAATTGCTAAATCACCTGTGGTGTTGAAAAATTCTTGTTGTGAACTAAATTCTTCATCCGGATCTATGTAATTTACAATTACTTGATTGTACTTAGATTCTTTGCTTTCACCTGACAGTGTGATAGGTGAAACAATATTATCTGCTGTGACATCAAATGCAATGGCAACCGTACTGCTGGTAATATCTGTAAGATTACCACCATCCTCAACTTTTAATTTATATCTGCCTTCTACAAATGGCATCATGGTTCTACAACCTGACAATAATTTTTTTACATTGTTGATTATTTCTGTTTCTGTGCCAATAACACCATTACAAGTGATAGCAGGTCCTGTGCTGTTTGTACCGGTATCGTATGTCACAGTTTGATTAAATTTTGTTGCCGCTGTCTTGAATGAATCTGCGTTGATAAAACTTTTGTTGTAACCTGCGCCGAAACGGTTATTCATAAGATAGTCTAGTAGACAGTTGGCAGGATTGGTTGAATAGGTTTTGGTCAATGCATCATAATCGTTGGCAAGATCCAATCCACCGGAGTGTGTAGTTAAATCAAAAACCTTTTTGCCATACACATCAAACTCCAATTGCGGCATACCACCACCGAAAGGATTTCTGTCTGCTTCAGTCTGATCTGACGCTTTCCATCTAAATCTGCAAGCCACATATGCTAAACCTGGCAGTGTTCTATTTTTACTGCCCCAAGATCTTGAACCACCTAGCAAACTGCTTTGTGCTTGATTTTCTGTGCCGTGAAATACTTGAAATAAAAATCTATCACCATCGTAAGGATATCCTCCCTCATGAACATTGTTTGTGCCATTGGATACAGCATATGTAGAACCGCTGTTGCCGATAGCATTACCATCTATTTTGATGTTTCTAATACCTTCGATCTCACCTTCACAAATTGCATAACACACATACAAGTCTTGATTGTCTGATCCATTTGTTTCTGCAAATATAGGCACTGAACCAACCCTTCTGTGTCCATAGATTACAGGAAAACCCACATTGGTTCCTGGTTTTTGTAATTTTACACCTTGTGCGGCATTTTCTGCTGAAAAGTCTGGAATGTCTGGCACACCAAATGGTTTTAACACAAAACCAATCACATCACCAATAAAATCAAATATTTTGTTAACAACTTTTTTAAATGTTCTTACAACAGATCTTATAATGCCAACAGGGCCACCTCCACCTTTATTGTGCACCACAAAATTGTTTGCATAATAAGAATTATCACCATCCAAGAAAAAATTGTACAATGGCAGTTCTGGTTTTTCTTCTATAGATTTTATATGTGTAATTTTTACCAATCCTGTTTCTGTTATAAGCACATCTCCCAATTGTAGTTTGCCACAAATTAAATGTTCTGTTTCTTCTTTGGTTTGTTCAGGATCTATTGAACGCCAACCTGTGGTTGTAAGGAAAGGATGTTCTGCCGTGAAAAAATATTCTGTATCATTGATACCATACAATTTTCTTTCACCCAAGATAGTTCTATCAAAACCTACCACTTTGTTTTTGCCAAAAGGTGATTTCAGTTCTTGATTAATTGTAATTTTTTCGATAGGCATTTCAGTATTGTCTGCCAATCTAATCTTTGTGCCTGCTGTGAAACAACTTAACTTACCCATTCATCAAATCCTTTATGTAGTAATAACCTACCGGTTTCATTTTTTTATATTCATAGAAAATTTTTGCTTTACGCATCCATTCTTCTTGTGGTTCATAATATTTGTCCCAATGACACACACTGCTAATCATGTATTCACAGTTTGTATCTTCAAACCAATCACTCATCTGTTGGAACAATTCGTCTGTAATTCTTTTGTTTCTCACAGCAGGATGTACATAGATAAAAATTATTTCTCCAAACAATTTTTTATTCCAAAATCTTTGCTGTAATTGTCCTGCAATAAAACCAACAATCTTATCGTCCATAATTTTTACAAACACTTTATACTCAGGACTTATTAGACCTTCCTTGACCTGCGTTAACAAATGTTCTTTGTCAATCTTATTTGCTTCATCCAATTGTGCATCTTCACCGAATGTGTCTATACATTCAATGAAAGAATTAAAATCTTTTGTTTCAAACTCTTTGATCATTATATTCCTTTCTTTCCCCAAAAAATATCACTCACAGTTTCATGACTATGTTGCATGGAGAAATCCGTTGGATGTTCTCTTTGAAAATTTACTAAATTGGATCTGCGTCCATTCTTTCTTGTGAAGTTTATAAACTGGCTGGAAACTTGTAGTTGAATATCTGCTGTGTTAATATTGTTAACAATTTGATATCCTGCTATCTTGCCTTTGAATGCTAAGAAAACTGCATCACCGGCGCTGTCACCTTGCAATTTGTTTGTGGCAGGATCAAGAAATGCTCTTCTTATTTCTACATCTTTGTTGATAATGTTGCTGGTTCCAAATGTTGTGATGTTGCTGACATTCACAGCACTCAATATAATATTGACAGAATGTATCTGTAATTCTGCTGTTTCTTGACCTTCACTGAGTGTTAAAAAATCACCTTGTGCTTGAAAAGTGTTGCCACCAAACTCTATATCAAAAGGCGCAGATGTGTAATAGACTGTGCTACCAGTTGTGCCGATCGAAACAAGTATAACTTCTATAAGTGTGTTGCCTGCAAGATAGGTGTTGAGTGAATCGGTGAATTGTCTGGTCATTGTTAGATAACCTCCTCTACATCAATTCTAAAATTAACGGTACCATCCACATTGTACCTATAATCTGCTGAGTCTCCTTTGAACACCATTCTGAAAGGCACATCATCGTAGGTTATTTCTGTGACTGCACCTGCTGAGTCAGTAAGTCCTGATGAATCAATACCTTTCACTGCTGTGGTTAGTGCAGGTTGTATTTTTATTTCGAATGCTCCGGAAGAATCCGGTGTGGCATCTGTTGTTAGCATATAAACTTTGTTGTGGTTGTCAAATCTTATAATATCTCCCATGTTCAATATTGAGAATGCATCTGCTGTTGTATAACTTGGAGATGCATTTTCAAAACCTCCTGCTGAGTCTGTGGTTTGATAACATCTGATGGTTGTGTTACCTGCATCTGCATCTTGTTGCACAGCAAGATTGAACAATCTCCCGCCTGCTGTTCTTGAAGATATGTTTGGTAAAATTATATCAAACTCATTCAATGCACCTTGTGCCAATGCAACAAAACCTTGCACCTGTCTAAATTCTTTGTGTGTTAATGCAGGAAACTCCAGTGTGCCTTCCCACAATGTGGTTGCTTGTTGTGTTCTTATTGTTCTACCTGATATGGCTTTAGTCACCACTGTTTGTGTTTTTTGTTTGAAATTGATTGATCTGAAGCCAATCTGTGATACATTACTCAATACTGAATTTGTGCCGTTGAAAAATCCTATGTAAGCCATTATGAAGTCACTCCTACTTTTCCTCTTTTGGTTAATGCTGAATTAATTATACCCACTATGGTATTTCTTCTGTCCACAAGCAATTCATCGAATCCTGCGGCATCCACTGTGTTAATATTAAAGTTCACTGTGACTGCTTCGCCCATCATGTCTCCTGTAGAAGTTGATTGTCCTATTCTATCGTTTGGAATCACTGATCCTGATTGATTAGGTACAAATAATTCTGGACCTTCTTCACCAACTATCGCTGGTTGTCCTCTCTGCAATGATCCACCTTCAGCAAGGAACGGAATACCACCACCGCCACCACCGCCGAATAGTGCCAACACTGCTCTCAGTCCTATTTCTGTTTTAAGAGAATTGTTTAATTTGTCTTGTTCGTTTTTCTTCTTCCTAATACCTTCCGCCATCTTTTCGAACACTGGTCTTAATTTGTCCAATATCATAATCTGTATTGCCAATGTTATGATACTTGCAACAACCTGTTTGACCACTGTTCTTGCAAGGTTAGATAGTGCTTCTGTTAAATTTTTAGCATCGAATATTGCATCTGCAAAAGCATCTCCTATGCCTTTTGTGAATGTCATAAATGCGTCAGTGGCAATCTCTACAGAACCTGTAGATAATTGTATTTCTTGATCTAGTTTTCTAAAACCTTTGATGGATGCATCTATTATTAATGCTTTACCTATACCTGTTAATCTTTTTCTAAATTTTGCAATTACACCATTTGCATCTTCAACAGATAATTTAAGTGCTTTAATTTTCTTCTCATTTTCTTCCAATGCTTTATTGTCATCTTTAATTGACTGCTCAACTTCTTTTGCTTTCTTGTCGAATTCATCTAATATTTTTGTAGCAAATTCAAATGCCACAAATGCTCCTGAGGCAACCGCCGTAATTTTACCTAATGCTGGTATTAATTTTTTGAAAAGATTTAATAATCCTTTGCCTGGAGCAAGTACTCCATTTACAATCGACGAACCAACTAGGAATATGGCGCCTGCCAATCTAATCGCCGCACCTGCCAATTTAACGAAGAATAATCCTAATGATAATCCTAAAATTAATTTAAAGTTATTAGCAATTATAACA